AGGAACAGGTTTCATCGGTTTTGATTCAACAATGCTACTTTCAATATCAAGTGCGTTGTCAATAGACTCATAATTATTACTCATGATTATTAAATATCAGTTTTTCTTGAGGGTGAGAAGTTTCGACTATCAGAGAAGAATTCTGATGTTTCAGAGAAACCAAAGTCGTCTCCTGGTTCGAGTAACTTATGATCTGCCTCATCAATTACACCATCATTATTTCTATCAACTTTAGATGTAGGTGTAACGGTATAACGCATTTCGCGTTTTGCGGTTGCCAGATCTGTACTGGTATACATATCGACCTGAACCTTGCGGATAAGACCATCGCTGGTATCTGCAATAGGACCAAATAGATATGTCTTTGCTGTAAATCTTAATGTATGAATGAGTGCTCTTCTGGTATCAAAATTGCCTTCATAATCATCTTGGAAATTAACAGACTCAAGAACGATTGGAATATCTCTCTTTTCCCCAATAGATTCAACTAGATCAACAGTTAGGTTGAAATGTGGTTGGAAATATGGAAGAATTTGTTCTAATATCTGTAACGAATCATCATTCAATTTTGAAAGAATATTGAGTTCAAATCCAATATTATATGGAACAGGCATAAACACTTTCTTTGCCTTTGTTCCATCCGAACAAGTTTTAAATGTTTGAACTAAACTTGATTTTCTGGTTGAATCATATTGAATAGAAGTCATTTCAAATGACATTCTTGGCATTGTGATCTGAACTGGTTTGTTCAAATCTGGTTGCTGTTGAAGTCTTGCCAAAAACTTTTGACTTGGACCGTATGCCAAAGGAACTTTTAGATCATTGATGTCATTACCCGCACCATCCTGATGACGAATATGAATATCATTGAATAAAGTACCAAATGCTATAATTGTCTTTCTGACAATTTCGTGGTAATAATAAGTTCCTAACATTAGAAAGTTCCAAATGGATTCGTTTCACTGAAATCTAAGATGTTATCTGCCTGGATTTCAAATTCATCATTCTCAGTATATTTATCGTATGTATCATCATGAGCATATCCTTGTGCAGGATATGTTGCACCAGAGTCCTTACCAAGAATATTCTCTCCAGGGAAGAATCCTTTTTGAGTTGTTCCGATACTTACATTAGAAACCTTAAGAACAAGAGTGTCTGCATCCCAAGATTTGACTCTACCTTCAGTTCTAGATCTTTCACCAATAACGATTTCATTGAAGAAATATGTTCCTCCAATTCCAGTGAGAGATTCTGGATCGGAAATTGTAACCTGTGGTTGTGATGTATATCCTCTACCTGCGTTACTAATGTAGATTGATTTGACAGAGTTTTTGCCAGTATCATCAAGACCCATAGATGCGATACCAACAGCAACTGTTGAAATGCCACTTGGAGTTGGGTCTGCAATAGTAACTCTTGCATCTGTACCATATCCAACACCAGCATCAGTAATACTAAATCTGATTACACCTTGACCACTAGTTACGATAGATGCTGTTGCTGCTGCTCCAGCACCACCACCTCCTGTGATTGTAATTGTTGGTGCTACAGTATATCCTGCACCTGCATTGGTAATGAGAATCTTTTCAATACCACTTACTCCAGCACGAGTGGTAATAAAACCAACTGCTGTTGCATTATCACCAATTTGTCCTGTAGGTGAACTTGTAATACCAATAGTTGGTGCTGAAGTATACCCATGTCCATCATTATTAAGGAAAATCTCTTGAACATATCCACTTGGAACTGTTCCTGAAATTTGAGCAATTGCCGTTGCTGTCCTTCCAGCACCAATGAGATTGAGTGTAGTAATAAATCCTACATCTTCAATTTGTTGATCAATTTCTGCAACAGAAGTATCAATGACTTCATTTTCATACTCAAAGAGTTCACATTTGAGTTGATAAACGTAATTTTTTCCTAACTGATAAAAAGGATCTTCGTGCTCTACAAATTTTACTTCAAATAATCTTTGCCCTAATGGAAAATATACTAAATCACCTTCTCTAGGGCGAGTTGGTGTAATTAGTTCACTATCATCGGTTCCATCATCTTGACCTGCCATGAAGGGTGCAATAAAATCTTCAAATCTCTCTTTAGAGATAGTTAGCATCAACTCATCTCTAACACTTACACCAAACTTTGTAAGAATATCTCCTGCACCAGAATATCCATCAAAATTATTTACATACGCCTCAATAGAAAAGTTATCATCAAACACTGATGTTTGAACTTCTTCAATAATTGTTTTTCTATTGACGTATTTTCTTGGAATATAAGTTACTTCTACACCATGAAATTTCAGGTGTTCATTTACCAAGTCCTGAACAAGTCTCTGCTCAGATTGAGTGCCGCCTAAAAAGAAGGGATTGAGAGCCATTATCCAATAAAGTCGAGAGGTGGTAATTCATACTCAGACATCATTCTTCCTTTGATATCTGCGAGTTCAGATTCTGCTTGTTGAAGGATTTCTCCTCCATTTAACTCAATTCCACCAGGAAGTTTTACACCTCTAAACTTACTTAAGTTTCTACCCCACTGCCTCTTGATCAAAGCAGTTAGGTATTGTTTCATCCAACTATCATTGTAAATTTGGGTGAAAGATGCAGGATCTAATGCTCTATAACATTCAAGTACAATGAATTCTCCTGCTGGTTGAGAACCCCAATCAATATCCAGATACAATCTATCTTGTCTTTTATTAAATCTTACCTGTTTATCTGGAGTCAATAAGAAATCAATATCCTCAAGATAACTCTTAGTCATTGCATATTGAAGAAGTTCAACTGAATTGAAATAATAAAGATCATTCAAGAACAGTTGATATTTGATACTAAACATTCCACCAGAAATGGAACTGGAATCAAATTTAAAAATCTTTTCTATACCGATTACCGAATCGGGAACCTGAATATAGTTTTCTGTTTCGTAAAAATTATATGATCTACCTGAAGTATCGGTAGCAGTAGTGGTAACAATTCCTACACCACCTGTACCCCTACCTTTACCTCTGTTTATATCGTCTTCAGTAATCTTATACTTAAGATACATCTTCTCAACGCCGTCAAAATGACGTTCGTTAAAATATTGAATCGCATCATCAACTAGATCATCAATTTGATCATCATCCACGTTGATTTCCAACACTGGAGCACCAAGTTGACGCAAACAGTAATCTATAAGTCCTTGCCTAGTTGATGGTTTTGCCATATTAACCTTCTAATTTTGCTTTGAGGTCAGCGTTTTCTTCAAGCAGAGCATCTATTTGTTCCTGAAAATCTTGAGACAGAGTTGCTAACTTTGCCTCAAGAAGAACGTTTTGATTTGATACTGCTGCTAATTTAGAATTGTATATTTTAATGAGAACATTAACATCCACTTCACTTTGATTTTCCATTAGTTACCTCAGAAAGTACCCCCGTCAAGCGTTGAAGTCCAGTGGGGCTTATTAGTATATATTACGTTAACAGCACTAGGAACTGAAGCAAGGTTGGCGATTGCACCGCTTTGACCTTCTCTTCTCAAATTGTTTGATGTATTGAATGTACCTTCAACACCAACCAAACTAACAGTGCTGCTGTTAGTAACTCCAGATTCAACAATACCATATGCACCAGTACTATCTTGTCTGACAATATCACCAGTTGCTACGGTAATATTAGCACCAAGTGCAAGAGTATTTTTTGTAATCGCAGTCAGAACCTGCTTTGAGGTAATAACTGGGGATGCAGGTGCATTTGTGGATCTTTGAAGACCAGTGTCATCGAAGAATACAACACCACCTGTTGCAAAATCACCAGCCTGATAGTAAATACCCTTGATGTCCAGGAAACCTTTAGTTCCTGTAACAACACTATTCGCTATGGAAGCATCAGGAACATAGGTCCATCTTCTGCTATCATCAGCATGAGTTCCGTGGTTATCAGCATCCGCCGCACTATTTGCGATGGAACTGTCTTCCATACCAAAGAATCCAGTCTTATTATCAGCAACTCCAGAACCACTATTGAATGCGAAAGAAATACCTCTATCAGTATTACTATCGTATCCGTGAGTGATTGTTACCTGTGATGTTGTTGAAATACCAGCAGTTGAGTTTGCCGACATCGTAACAACTTTAGTTCCTGTATTATAAGAGGAAACTGTTGTTGCATTAGGAATATTGGCGTGTGCAATAACATCACCAGTGTTAATACCAACAACTGAATCTAAAGTAATTACATTAGTTCCACTGGTATGTTCTGCCATCACCGTTCTGGTGCTGGTTACATCACCAAGATGGAAAATTGGGTCATTTAAGGTTTTGGCAGTTGAATTGACAGTTGTTGTTGTACCATCAACTTGAAGATTACCTTTAACAATTACAGTTCCTTCATTACTCAATCCATCAGGATATGGATCAAGATACATTGTATCAGTTCCACCAGATACAGTGGAAATGATATTATCTTGAATTGCAACATCACCAAATCTTGCTCTGGTGGTTGTTTGAATTTCAGTGTTCCAAGTCCATGGAGCACCAGTTACTTGAACACGATTTGTACCATTTTCATCGTATTCAATTCTTGCATCGTCATCATCACCAAAGGTGAAGAACGTATCATCAGGTATTACAACTTCACCACTTCCATTTGGATCTAAAATAATATCACCATCAGTATCGGTCGATGATATTGTATTAGTATCTAATCTAATATTATCTACGTTCCATTGATCTACTTTAAGTGATTCTGCACCACCTAAACCAGAGTTAGTTGCAGGTGCTGTAATTGCAACAATACCTCTATCTTGGTTTCTAGTATTTCCTTGTCCAGCAATGGCACCTGGAGCGTGCTCCATCATGGAGGTGTAATAATGACCACCAACAGGATGTGCATTGGTACCATCGTCACCGAGGAACACTCTATCTTTGTATTGATTTACTCCGCCGAAGCTACCAATACCAGTTACGTATCCGAGTTCACCCCATGCAAGAGTTGATGGTTTACTAGTACCTGAGGATCTTTTAATCCTGATAATACTTGCCATGTCAGAAATTTCCTCCGTTGATGTCTAAATTCTGCGTTGCGCCAGGCGTCAGGGTAAGGGTTGCTTCCCATTTTTGAATAGCACTGTTGTAAACCAGTACCATACCATTCTGCAAGTTAGAAGCACTAACATCACTGAGTTCTGCCAAAGAGAGACCCTGGGCACCCGCAAGAGA